GCGGCTACCTCCGAAGACGTGACCAAGGCCGAGGCTTTTGAAGACTCTTACGGCATCCTGCCCTACACGTCCGCCGGCCAGCTTACTGTCGACGCCAAATTCTCAATCAAGCAGAGCGGTGACTTCGGCACGCACCCGATACTCGGTATCCCGATCAACAAGAACGGCTCGGTGTCGCTCTACTTTCCCACCGACAACGCCACCGCGCAGCTCGTACGCCGCGAGAAATTGCTGCGCGCATCAGACCCTTCCGCTACTCGGGTCTTCCTCACAAACGAATCCAGTGCTCCGAAGGTCGCTGCAAACCCTGGCGATATCCAGCAGCCCATGGCCGGCGCGAACGTACTGGTCCAGGTAAACCCTGACCTCGTGCAGCTGCTCAAAGAGCACCCGGATGGCCGTAAGGATTTCTTCATTCCGATCGCTGAAGGAGCTACCTTCAAAGCGAAGATGACAAAGCTATTCACGTTGAATGCGCCTAGAGACCAGGGGCTTCACTCGGATCGCACTCTTGCTGAAATCAACGATGGCATCAGCGCGGCGGTTAATAGACTGCAGGCGGCCAGTACGCAAGCGCGTAAGGTGATTGTTTCGGCAGCACGCAAAGTTCTGCGAGCAGACCACAACGTAGGTACGTTGCTGGGTGAAAACGACAAACTCGCCAAGACTCGCACCGGCGACTACGGCATCGAGTACAACGGTAAGCGTGTGTATTCGTTGGGCCTCGGCCTGGCCAGCGCGCAAAAGATCAACAACAAGCAGAAGCTCACGTCGTGCCCTCAGAGCGCGATCTGTGAAAGCCTGTGCCTGGGAGAAACCTCTGGCCAGAATCTGTTGTACGGCGGCGTAGGCCAGTTCAGGTCTGGTCCGCGCCTGGCGCAGTACCTTAAAACTGAAGCCATGGTCGTCCACCCAGAAGAGTTTACCTCGGTTCTTTACGCAGAAATCGCGTCTTTCCGCTTGGCCATGATGAAGGAAGGCAAGCAGCCAACGGTGCGTTTGAACGTCACCAGCGACTTCGCGCCCAAGGTCTGGGAGCCACTGATCAAGGCGTTCCCTGATGTGATGTTCTACGACTACACCAAACTTGCCACGGACCCTATCGCTGAGAACCACCACCTGACCTACAGCTCCACCGGTGCGTCGCAAATAGTCGACGGCAAGCTGGTTGAGAACAAACTCAGCAACTGGCCGAAAATGGTACAGCGTCTGCGCGAAGGCAAGAACGTCGCCATGGCGTTCACCAGCAAAACCGACATGCCTGATTTCATCGTGGACGAAGCCACTGGCGAGCGGTTCCAAGTGTGGAACGGCGACAACTACGACGCACGCTTCTTGGATCCGAAACCTGGTGACCCGGCTAACAAATTAAACAAAGGCATGATCGTCGGTCTTACCAACAAAGACCGTACCGGCGACGCGCAGACTGCTGCCGCACGTACCGACGGCTTCTTCATGGACTACGATCGCAAGCGCGACGGCGACACGCTGACTATCCGCGATCCTCGCACACTGGGGAGTGCTGCGTCGCGTCCGGTGAAAATACAGTTCAGCCGCAGCCAGAAAGAAACGTCCGGCGCCATCAAGGCCACCCCTGGCGTAGACATGGTGAGGATGGCTCGCCTGCTAGGTCCGCAGTTGTACGGAAACATGTCCGACATCGGGCTTGTAACCATTAAAGAAGTATTTCAGAACTCGTTTGACGCGCTGAAAGGGGCTATTCAAAAAGGCGACAAGACACGCGGCCTCATTGATGTGGAGGTGGACAGTTACGCCCGCACCATCACCATCACAGATGACGGCACGGGCATGACGCCGGAGATTATCAACAAGGCGTTTCTCACCCTGGCGGGAACGTCGAAAGAAACCGACCGCGCTTCCGGTGGTCTCGGTATTGCTAAGATGCTGTTCCTGTTCGGCAACGAATCTTTGTCTCTGCGCACGGTACGCAACGGCGTGGAGAGCACGCTGTCTACTTCCGGTGCGGAACTGATGGCGTCGTTCTCGGACCCGGCTGTTGCTCCAAATATCCAGACTCGCCCCACCAGCGACCCCTCCGGGACTGCCGTCACGATCAAAATCCCGGAAACTTACACGGACGAAAACGGGGAGGTTCAAAGTATAGACTTCCCTTACAAATGGAGTGCGGGGACTCTGCTGGAGTCCAGCCCACTGCTGGAGAACATAGAAGTTCGGTTGAACGGAGAAACGCTTCCAATAGGAGCCAACTTCCCTGTGGATGACTACACCGTTCTGGCGAATGCCAAGTTCGCGTGGGGCAACATGCGCGTACTGGTGCGCCCCCGGAAGGCCAGCGAGTACGGCGAGAATATGACAGTGCTGTCAAACGGGCTGTATCAGTTTGGCGACACGCTGAAGAAAAACCCTCTTGATTTTTGGGGGCCAGCAGCGCCCTTCCAGTTTTACCTTAACATTGAGCCTACTGTCCCGGCGGACTCCCCACTGTACCCCATTGCACTTAACCGCAAGGGGTTTTCCATGTCGGCAAAATCTGACTTTGAAGCACTGAAGAAGTACCTTAGTGTGCTGTACGCCAACAAAAACGACGCTGAAAGTGCGCAGTCTTTCGGGGAGCTAGAACAGCTGTCCGAAGACGGCAAGACTTTCAAACGGATTAGCCTGGTCGTACCAGAGGCGGATCAGGGCAGCACGCTCGCGATAAACCCAGGGGACAAGGTAGAAGTCCGCGAAGGGCGCATGTACGTGAACAACCGGGAAATGCCGGAGATCACGAAAGAGTCGATGGCCGCACTGGTCAGAGACCCTGGAAAGTTTAAGATCGACCCGGCTTTGATCGACCCGAGCCGCGTACTGGTTCACGACAATCTCACCCTTAGCGGGGTTCCCTTCAGAGAAGTGATGCGCGATTCTGTAGGCGATGCCTTCGACGACTTTACGTTTGAGGTCGCGGACGTATTCAAGACGCTCCGGGACGCTACCGCAAAAGTCGGCGGTGCTAAATACTCGGACGTTTCAGATGTTGCTGTTGGCGTCAGCTTTGACCTGGAGTATTACGGCGTCAACATCATGGTGCCGTTCCGGGCGATGATGATTAACCCGGCTTTCATTCGTGGAGAAGATCCCGCCAAAGCAGCGCAGACCGTAGTTGGCACGATGATCCACGAGCTGGTTCACCACGCGGAGCGTAACCACAGTGAGACTGGATTTATTCCAGAGCTGCAGCGCATGTTCATGGAACTGTCCTTGTCGAGGGATTCAGAAGCTATTACCCGGCAGCTGCAGAATGTATTTAATAAATACCCGGATATAATGCGGGAACTTAGGAGAATTCAAGACAATGAAAAAGAAAACCTCAAGCCCAAGGGCGTCCGACTCAAAGGTGACGCTGACACGACTGGTGTCGGCGGCATGGATGTCGGCCAAAAAGCCCGAGATGGTGCAAGCGCTGCTGCTAGGCTTTCTGCTCCCGGCGGAGCAAGAAGGGATGACAGCGACCTCCCCGGCATACGTCGAGCAGTTGAAGGCAGCGGTAGAAACCGCCCCTCTGGCGAAGAACGCAGAAGACCATCTTCGGCGGATGGCGGCTATGACCCAGGCCTAGCGTTCCGGGATCTGATCCCGCAGTTCAGCCGCGGCCAGAAAGACGTTCTCTCCAGAGAGCCAAAACTGGAAACCGCAGCTCAAGGAATCAAAGAAGGGACGGTAACCCGCGAACAATACGACGAGCTGGTCAACGCTCTAAAGCCGGTCACGCCGTATGAATCCGCTCCAAGTCCTGCCACAGAGGCGAAGATTCGGAGCGCGCTATCGGCTGACAAAGTTGACCGCATAGGCGCCCCCAGCAAAACACTCAAGGCCGGAGACCCTGTTGGCCTTCGACTGGATATCCCTGCATACGCCAACCACGGCGTGTGGGTAGTCTCCGTACACGAGCAGATCCCAGGCTTTGCTGCCGGCAAGTCCATCGGCTACGAAAGCGTGGCCTCGGTCACGAACCCCACTTTTGGCGTTGTTGAAAGCGCAGCGCTTAACATCGCTGCCGGGAAACCGAAAGCCACCATCGCGGTGATGAAAGGCGACTGGAAACCCGTAACTCCTAAGCAGGCCTCCGCAACTGCCAAACTGGCGCTCAAGTCCGACAACTGGATTCAGGTAGGCATGGACCCCACCAGGCATGCGTACTTTTACGACCGCGCCAGCATGGAGCCTGTTGTTTCAGCAGACGAAGCAATTCAGGTCGGGCCGCTCGTTCTTGCCAAGAACCCGGTGTACGGTAACAAAGAGGATTTTCGTTTTAGCCGCTCGCAAGGCGAAACGCCTAGCCAGCAACGCGGAATCAATGTTCGCAACGACGGCGATAACCTTTATGCCGATTTGATTGTGGATGGCGAGAAGACCATGGAGTCGCGTAACACCAACAGCCTGCGTGCGTACGTTGGCCAGACCGTTGGAATTATTCGCACCGGCGAAGGACCGGCCAAGCTTATCGGCTCGGTCAAAATCGGAGAACCGATTGAAGTCGACGAACAGGAGTTCCGCGAGCTCGAGCCTGAGCACCTGGTGCCAGAGGGCTCAGCGTTTGACATCAAGCCCGGCAGCACAAAGTTTCTGTACCCATTGACCGAAGCGCGGCGTTTTGATGAAGAGCGTGCCGTTGACTCGCGGGGTATCGTGGCGCGCAACGTGGCGTTCAGCCGCAGCCAGGAACCCACCGATATCGAGCAGGCGCGGTTAAAGCGCTTCAGCCGTGCGTTCGGTGACGCCGTTCGCGAACGCGCCGGCCAACTCGCCGATTTGACCAACCGCCTCGCCGCAGAAGACAAGTACCTGGGCCTCGAAGTCGGAGACACGTTCCTCACGCAGAACCAGGATGGCGGGCGCTTCCGCCACCGCGTGCTGGCAAAGAGTGTGCTGCAACGCAGGTCCGGCGAGTACGAGCTGAACGGAAAGAACTACACTCCTTCTCTGCGCGTGGAAACAATCGGGCCTGATGGCGAAGCGTCCACCGGCGACCTGATCGTGGAGAAGTTGCGCGGCCGCGTCACTAAGATGGGCGGCCCTCGGTTCAGTCGCTCGCAGACCGACACGCCTGCGTTCAAGCGCTGGTTCGGTGATAGCAAGATTGTGGACGAGAACGGTGACCCAGTAATAATGGTTCACGCCTCCCCCCGCTCGGACATCTCTTCGTTCAAGCTTGGTGCAGATAACGGGGTCTGGTTTAGTCCATCCTTCGACACTTCTGAAGCTGATATAGTCGCGTCTGAAGGCCGAAAACTAATTTACAACCCTGATCCTAACAATTTTCCTGACGTTGCGGAAGGCATGACGTTTTACCCAGTTTATTTATCGATCAAGAACCCGGTACTTGACGACGATATGTTGACTGATTTTTATAACGGGGACATCACTGCAAGAGAACTACTTGCCCAAGGTTTTGACGGCTTACTGTGGCCTGACGGTGTTGCGGTCGTTTTAAGTCCCACACAGATCACGTTCGCCATTGGCACCCCGGACGTCCGGTTCAGCCAGGCGCAGAAGTCCCCGCTCAAGCTTTACAGCGCGCTGGCCAAAGCCGTTGAGGCTGGCCCTGCTCGCGCGCCGAAGGACCAGTGGGCGAACATCCTGCGCAAGCAGAAGTTCGTCACCGAAGAAGAGATCACCTGGACCGGTCTGGAAGACTGGCTCGAGATGCAGTCCGGGCAAGTGCCACGCGAAGCTGTTGCGGACTTCCTTGCGCAGAACGGTGTGCAGGTTGGTGAGGTCGTGTTGGGTGGGAGTACGCGGTACCCGCCGAACACTTTGATGCATCCGCAGTCTGGAGAGGTCGCCAGTGTTGAACAGTGGCGCGCGGACTTTGAAAGCATGGGCCGGGAAAACTGGTTTGGCCTACCCGAAGAAGAGACCGAAGATTTAGACTGGCAGATCAATTTGGTGGACGTTTCCGGCGATGAAATGTTCGGGTCTGAAACCCGCTTCGCACAGTACGTGCTGCCTGGTGGCCAGAACTACCGCGAGGTGCTGCTGACGCTGCCGACCGAGCAGCCGGACTTCAAGATCGACGACTTTATCGATGCTATGGCCGACAAGTACGGCCGTGAAAACATTTTTGATGAGTCGGGCAACATCGCCACCGTTAAAACCTCCTTCCCGAATATGCTGTCTGCAGAAGATCAGGCTGTGTATCGGAATATCCAACGCGAAAAGCCTAAGAAGTATCAGTCCTCCCACTGGGACGGCGTCCCCAACGTCTTGGCCCACGTCCGCATGAACGATCGCGTCGACGCCGATGGCGCGCGTGTGCTGTTCGTCGAAGAGCTGCAGTCGGACTGGGCGCAGGAAGGGCGGAAGATCGGTTTCGCTACAGGATCTTTGGCCGATGCCGAGATGGTAGCCACGATAAACAATTCCGCCAACGTGCCTTACTGGGAAATCAGTACAACCTCCGGTGATTTTGTCGCCAATGTGGTGGATGTCAGCACCAGAACGGGAACCCCAGAGCAAGCTATAACTGTTGCCAGAGAAATAGCGCGCCGCCGCGTGGACCGCCGGATACCAAAAGCGCCCTTCGTCCAATCCACCGACAGCTGGCTCCGCTTGGCGCTGAAGCGCGTCATCGCGATGGCCGTCGAAGGCGGCTACGACAAGATCGCGTTCACCAACGGCCAGCAGAACGCAGAGCGGTACTCACTTGATAAAGAGCTGCGCGAGATCTCCTACGAGCCGGCCGGCGAAGGGCTTTATGAAATCAGCGCGACCAACCTTTCCGGCCGCGAAGTTATCAGCGAAGACGAAGTCACTTTGGACCGCATCGAAGAGCTGCTCGGAAAAGAGATCGCCGAAAAGATTTCGCGCGACGAAGGCGAACGCGAGGGGGGAGGCTACCGAGATTGGAGATACCTGCGGGGCCTTGACCTCAAGGTAGAAGCCAAAGGCATGCGCGCCTTCTACGACAACATCGTGCCGAAGACCCTGAATAAGCTGCTGCCGAAGATCGGTGGTGGGAAGGTGGAGCAGGTTAATCTTGAATCCGACGAGGGCTCAAGCAAATACATCATCGACGCAGAGGACATCGGCGCCGACGAAGACTTTGAGCAAGAAGTCGTTATCCGTGATGAGATGTCTTTGGAGGGGGTGGCTTCTTTCAACTCCATAGCTGAGGCTGACGCCTGGTTGGCTGATAACGACGTAGATGTCTCTGCGAAAATGCAGACCGGCTTCGCCGTCACCCGTGAGATGACCGACCAAGTGATGGACGCAGGTCTCCCACTCTTCAGCCGTCGTCAGAACATCTTCGGACAGCCAATGCCGGCGGGCACTTGGCAGGTTGGCGACAGTCGCATGGACGAGGTGATCTACTCCCTCCAAGACAAGCTGGTCGACACCAAGCGGGTGGTCGAAGCGATCGGCAATGTCGCCGACAAGTTCGACGCCTACCTGCAAGAAACGCTCTACCACGGCAAGGTGTCTACCCGCACCACGGACTTCGCTGACAGCGAGCTGAAGCCCCTGATCGAAGCCATGGGCAGGAACAAGGTCAAGATAGAAGACCTCGACGAGTACCTCCACAACCGCCACGCGGAAGAGCGCAACATCGCCATGGCGAAGCGCGACCCGAACCAGCGAGACGGGCTGTCCGGCATCACGACCGCTGACGCGAGGGCCTATTTGGCGGCCATCCCGTCTGCGCGCAGGGCACTCCTCGAAGGCCTGGCTCGCCGGGTGGACGCCATTACGGCCGGCACCCGCAACGCCCTGCTCAACGCCGGCTTGGAGTCGCAGGGGATGCTGGACGCTTGGGAGAACACTTACTCGGCGTACGTTCCTCTCATGCGCGAAGAGCTGGACTACGATCCGGCCGGTGGCCCTGGCACTGGCGCCGGTTTCAACGTGCGCGGGGGCTCCTCTCGTCGCGCTGTGGGGTCGACCGACCGGAAGGTGGTAGACATCCTCGCCAACGTCGTGCTGCAGCGTGAGCGGGCGATCGTGAGGGCTGAGAAGAACCGGGTCAGCAAGGCGCTGTACGGCCTCGCGATCCAGAACCCTCTCCCGGAATTCTGGCTGCCGATCAACCTCGATGCGATGAAGGACCCGGCCGCTCTGCAGGCCGAGCTAATCGGGCTTGGGCTGTCCGTTGCTGACGCGCAGAACATCGCCCAGCAGCCCAAGGAGCGGGTCGTGGATCCGCGCACTGGCCTGACCACCGAACGGCCGAACCATCGCCTGCTAACATCTGCGAACGTGATCACCGCGAGGGTCAACGGGAAAGATCGGTTCTTGGTCCTGAACCCGCAAAACCCCCGCGCGGAGCGGATGGCGCTGGCGCTGAAGAACCTAGACGTGGATCATCTCGGCCGGGCGCTGGGCCTGATCGCGCAGGGCACCCGCTGGTTCGCCAGTGTGAATACCCAGTACAACCCGATCTTCGGCGTGATCAACTTCCTGCGAGACGTGCAGGGCGGTCTGCTGAACCTGTCGTCCACCGAGCTCAAGGGTAAGCAGGGGGCGGTCTTGGCCGGCACCGTGCCAGCCTTGCTTGGAATATCCGCAGGCCTCCGCACGCGCGGGGCCACCGGTCAGTGGGCGCAGCTCTGGCGTGAGTTCCAGGAGGTCGGCGGTCAGACCGGCTACCGTGACCAGTTCAGCCAGAGCGAAGAGCGCGCAAAAGCGCTTGAGAGCGAGCTCAAGGCCCTGTCCAATGGCACCGCCAAGAAGGCCGGCAAGGCTGTCGGGAAACTGCTGTCTGACTACAACACGACCATGGAGAACGCGGTCAGGCTTTCAGCCTACAAGGCCGGCCTGGACAAGGGCATGAGCAAGGAGCGTGCTGCAGCGCTGGCGAAGAACCTCACCGTTAACTTCAACAAGAAGGGCCAAGTCGCAACGCAGATGGGCGCCCTGTATGCGTTCTTCAATGCCAGCGTGCAGGGCACGGCCCGTCTGTTGCAGACCCTGTCCGGGCCTGCCGGAAAGAAGATCATCTACGGAGGGCTGCTGCTTGGCTCGGCTCAAGCGATGCTGATGGCGATGGCGGGCTTCGACGAGGAAGAACCGCCGGAGTTCGTGCGAGAGCGGAACCTGATCATCCCGACCGGCGACGGCAAATACTTAACCCTACCCATGCCGCTCGGTTTCAACGTGATCCCCAACTTCAGCCGGATCGTGACCGAGTGGGCGCTGTCGGGCTTTGAGCGCACCCCCCAGCGGGTGGCGCAGATCGCGACCTCGTTCTTCGAGATGTTCAACCCGATCGGCAGCGCAGGTCTGTCCGTTCAGACCTTGGCGCCGACGGTGGTGGATCCTCTGGTGGCGATAAGCGAGAACAGGGACTGGACTGGCACTCCGATCGCGCGTGAGGACTTCAACAGCCTTGACCCGACACCCGGCTACACCAGGGCGAAGGACACTGCGAGCGAGTTCAGCAAGGCGCTGGCTGAGTTCCTGAACCTGGCCAGCGGCGGCACCGAGTTTGCGCCAGGCGTGATCAGCCCGACTCCGGACCAGCTGGACTACCTGATCGGGCAAGTCACTGGCGGCATCGGGAGAGAGTACCTGAAGGCCGAGCAGACGGTGACCGCGTACTTGACCGGTGAGGAGCTGCCGACCTACAAGATCCCTCTCGTCGGCCGGTTCGGCGGCAACACCTCGGGAAGCTCTGCGGTGTCGTCACGTTTCTACGAATCGATCCGTCGGATGAACGTCCACAACAACGAGCTCGGCGGCCGACGGGAAGCAGGCAGGCCGGTGGGCGAGTACCTGCGCGAGAACCCGGAAGCGCGGCTGGCGCCCCAAGCCCTGCGAGCCTACCGGCAGGTGCAGGATCTCCGCCGGCGGAAGCGAGAGATGCTGGAGCGCGATGCTTCAAAAGAGTCGATCCGCCGGATTGAGGCGCAGATCACTCAGCGGATGCAGCAGTTCAACGATCGACTGGATCGTATGTGAAGTCGGTGGCTCCTCCGAGGAGCCACTTGCTTTTGTCCTCAACCGTGTACTTGTTCGTGCAGACCTCAAAGTCTGGCCGCTTCAGTTCGGCGTGGGCCAGGGCGTTGTCGTAGAACAGACAGCGGTTGTTCGGCTGCAGCGCGAACTGCCCGTTGTCGAGCCGGATCAGGTTGTAGCTCTTGTGCTCGTCGGGGGTCTGGCTGAAGGTAAAGTCCGGTATCCGTGGGTCTGGCTGCGCCCCGTCAAGGGTAAACATGTAGACCCCTCCACGCATTGCCTGGTCCTTGCAATACACGTCAGCCCGTAACCCTGTCAGAAGCGGCTTCTCAATCACCTCGACGTGATACCCGAGGCAGTCCCATATCTGCAGCACGTCAAGCGGCAGCGGCTCGTCGATCGGCCGGTGCGCGAACGCGCTGATCGGCAGCTTGTCGTACAGCGCTCCGTATTCGGGGAGGTACGTTTCAAACCGAAACGCCTCGCCGCGGATCGACTTCACGCTGCACCAGATTCCTTCTACAAATTCGCCGTGGCCTCTCTTGTGGTCGTACAAGTACTCCGCGCGAACAAACACTTTCACCGGTGGCAAAGGGCAGACAAAGCTCATTTCCTTGCCTCCGTGTGCTTCTTCATCCAGGCGTCTACGTCGGACTGCCGCCACAGCAGGCGGTTGGATCCTGGACGCTTGAACCTCGGCGGCAGTTTGTGTGGGCTCCGATGCGCGTCCGCCTTCACCGTTTCGGGTGACAGGCGGAGCAGCTCGGCGAGCTCTTTGGGGGTCAAAAGTTTGTCAGACAAAGTATCGTGATAGGCTTTCACATTCCTCCCCCATTTTTGCGGAAGAACTCGTTCCATGCGTCGGACGGTGTCGGGAAATCAGTCATAGGCGGAGCGTTTACGGTCGGTCTCTGCTCCTGCAGGATCGCCATTGACAGGTACACGATGGCGCCCAAGGCCTCTTGCACGAACGCCTCGCCCTGTCGGGTGGACGCCGCTTCCTCCAGCTTCTTCGCGGCCTGACCGGTGAGGAACCCACGCCCGTGCATCTTCGCGTAGTGAACCCACGGCTGCTCCATGAACGGGGTGGCCTCACCACCGTGTCGTTCGCCCTTGCCCTTGGTGGCCTGCAGGATGGCCTGGTCAAACACTTGCTGTAGTGGGTGGGTCATCAGTCGGTCTCTTTTTGGTAGTAAGGAGTGATAAACCCTTCCGCCGGGAGCGGCAAGTCGGGCGCCCAGGGGATTGATCTCCCCATAATCTGTTCCATCTCGTTGAGCCTGGCCAGCTGCTCTTCGGTGACGATCTCGTCGTGGACCGTGAACAGCTGCTCAAAGCCCGCTGCATCAAGCCGCAGCATCGCCTCACCCAGGCAGTCGCGGGCGATCGCCTGGCAAATGTTCTCCAGCAATTTACCTCCCCATGTCGACAGCCTGCACCAGCGCTTCGTCTTCTGGTCCGTGCCCTCGTAGGTAATCGCGCCAGCGTAGGCGACCCTCATCCGGCTGCCGTTCGCCAGGTCCTGCCAGAAATCCTCTGGCTCGAGTCTGGCGTTCACGTAAAACAGCTGCCTGCCGCTGGGGAGTGTGCAGACGAGGGCACCTTTTTCGCCGGTGAAGGACATCTTCACACGTCCGTCGGCGACACTGAAATCAACTTTCTTCTTGCCCTTGATCGCCTCCTTCGCGGCGGTCTCGAGCGTGTACCACAGCCTCACGATCTCAGGGTTGGCTGCTCGCCAGGCGTCGACGATCGGCTGCAGCTCTTCTTCCTTGAGGCCCATGTCGAGGGCGCCCATGTTGATCAACGCGTTAACCGCGCCTCCAAAACCGCAACTCAGCTCGCCGACCTTACCCATCTGCCGATACGGGCTCTTCCTTGTCACACTGCCCTTGGGCAGTTTGAACATCTGTTCTGCTGACGCTTCGTAAATCTTGCCGTCGCCGTTGAACACGTCCATCCGCCACTGGCACCAGGCCAGCCACGCGGTGACGCGCGCTTCGATGGCGCTGAAGTCGCACGGGATCATGCGCCGCCCTGGGCTCGGCACCATCGCCGTGCGGATCAGCTGAGACAGCACGTCGGGCACAGAACCGAACAGCATCTCAAGGCCTTCAATGTCGCGCTGCTTCACCATCTCACGCGCCAGCGGCAGATCCTTCAGGTGGTTCTGCGGCAGGTTCTGCAGCTGCACGATTCTGCCTGCCCATCGGCCGGTACGGTTCGCTCCGTAGAACTGTGTCACGCCACGCAGGCGGTGGTCGTCGCACGCGCTTCGGGACATGGCGAGGTACTTCTTCACCGAGGTCTTGGACATCTCCTGCCGCAGCTCAAGCACCCTACGCACGGTCTCGCTGTCGGCACTGGCCAGCAGCTTCGGCACGGACTTCTTGCGCAGGTTGTCGATCTCTTCGTCGTCCATCTCTTCGTTGAGCCAGCCGATCAGCTGCTTCACGCTGTTCGGATTTGAAAGGCCAGTGAGAGCCACCGCCTCGCGGGTCAGGCGCTCCTTCACCACCGCGTCGCAGTGAATCGCTGCGTCGACGAGCTCCATGTCCACGCCGACACCGTGACGGAACATCTTCTGGTCCAGAATCCACAAGGCCCGCTCTTTCTTCGGAAGCGGGTACTTCGCCAGCTTGCTGCCAACGAACCGCTCTGCCTCCACGTCCATGCCGCAGTATTCCTTGAACAGTTTCCACTTGTCAGGCTCGTGGTGGGGCAGCGTGCGCGTGCGGTAGCCGTTGGTCTTGGTCGGCTTACAGGGCATGCAGAATGTGCGAATGAGACTGTAGCCTGCCTTCTGCTTGCGGTACTGCTGCGGCACCTCCAGGACCTCGCACACGCCGCCCAGGTCGTTCGGTAGCCCAAGGTATAGCGCATGCACGCTGGTGCATTCCCACTGCTCTGCCGGCATCGGCTCGCCGAAATGCTGGGACAGGCAGGTCATCTCGAAGTTCGCGTTGAACGCCTTCTTCGTGACCTTGTAGTCAAACAGCGCCTCAAGTACGTCGCTCGGTATCTCTTCCCCCTGGGCCAGGTCAATGACCTGCCACGGCTGGTCGTCGATCGCGTATCCGAACAACAACACCTCAAAGTCGGGCGACTCGGCGTAACGCGCAACGCCGCACTTCTTCAGGTCGACGCTGCTGTGGGTTTCGATGTCGATGTGGATCACAGCATGAACACCGGAGTCATCTCGCCCATGTTGGACCCGGCGACGTTGAAGTCGAAGAATTCGATTGCGTCCTCGAAGCCAATGTCTTCTGCCAGGATCTCGATCACCTTCTCGTAGCTGTACACCACGACGTAAGTGCCGCAGCGGTTGGCCACGCCGAGGATCGCGTCGTCGTATCCGTCGGCGAACAGGAGCTCTTCGTATTGCTCGATCAACTCTTCTCGGGTCATAAGCTGTTCGGTATAAGGTAGCCCCGCTTCGGGGCGATAGTGGCTCTTTGCTTCATGTTGCTGCGGCTTTGAATCCCAAGCGGTACGCTGACGGTCATCTCAATCGCCGACACGCCGAACGGGATTTTCTGGATCTTGCCGCCCTTTTTTAAAAAAGCCGCGATCTGTTCGCGTATTTTTTCCGGGGTGAACTCAGAAGGCCGCGATACGGATTCTTCTTCGAGCGGTTGTTCGTCGCTCATTTCGTTTTCTCCTGTTGAGCGGCGCGTGCCGATTCGACCAATCTCGAAATCTCCCTTTCGTATTCGGAGGCTGTTTTAGAGTTGACAACACTTTCGATGTTCCCAGTGTCAAGACGCAGTAGCAGTGCGGCGTAAATCAACGCATCCACCGGCAAACCCTGCAAAGCCTCTCGCCGACCCTGCTCCTTCGACTCTGCTAGTTTGGTGTTAAATTTATCCAAGCGCCAATCTAGCCAAGCATCTAAATCGTAGTCGCCCACCATACCGGCTTTCAGTGCTGCAATCTCCGTGTCCTTCTCTGCCAGCTCGGCTTCAAGCGCAAGTATTCGTGCGTACATTGCCCCCTCAACGCCACTACGCTCATGTTCTATTGCAGCCAGCTCGGCAGCGTGCGCGGCGGTGAGCTGTTCACGGGTCAGCATGTCGGCGGCTCCTTTACATAGACTATGGTTCCGTTGGGTTTCACATACCACTGAATTCCCGGCTTACCGCCAGCCACTTGATAATGTGCCGTTCCGACTGGAATCCACTGCTGCGCCTGCTCTCGCCCGTAGGCTGCTGCCTTGTCTGCAACATCGCGCAAAACGCAGAAATCAAAGTCGTGCAGGCCGCGCCTTTTCAATGACTCTTTGAACCACTTCCACAAGAGATCATCAGACAACTCAACAGGCACGCTCGCCGCTGGAAACGCCGGCCCACCATTTTCTTTTTTCATATCTCCCCCTGTGCCTTGTTTGTAAGATGACACGCTTCATCATGTGCGCACTGATTACCGTCCCCGCCGATATTAGTACACCAGCGCAGATCAGCAGAACATGCTTCAAACTCTTGGTCGCACACTGGTGACATGCTTATGCTCTTCAGTTCACATACGCACTTGCGTTCTTTCGTGTACTCATTCATACGTACCACCCCGATAGCAGGGGGAACGTAAAAAACACTGCCGCCACGATAGCCGCCAACGAAGACAGCCCAAACACTACCCCTGCTGGAGTAGTGTCAGATTCCTGCAAGGCCAGCGCAGCAAGCACGCCGAGGCCGAAACCAATCATTATTGATTCATTCATCTTGCACCCCTCGGCCTGTACCGGACTTTGTCCAAGTCAATCTCTCGGATGTAGCTCTTGAACCGCCCCATCACCTCTTCTTTGGTTTGGCCGAACCAGGTGAGCTTCACTACACCATCGTCGCTGGTAAGCATCCACCAGCGGTCTTGAATTTTTTTGAGTACCATCAGTTCACCTCCGCACGAATTGTTTCAAGTACCAGGGCGCCAAGGATAGCCATAGCGCGGTCGCGCTCCATCACAATGTACTGAGATCTCGGCCCGTCATTCGTGAGCACTACACTGTGAGAGCGGTTGGTCGTCTTGGTCAAGAACTCGGCTTCTTCAAGGGCGAACCCCACTTCGTCAAATACCGTATCGCCAGTCATACATTCCTCCAGGGAAAAAGAGGCGCCCCCCGTGCAGGCGGGCGCCGGTTTGCTTACGACAAGAACCCGTCGTCGTCGTCTTCCACATCAAACGCGGTGCTTACGTCCACGCCGCCGCCGGACAGGCGATCACCGTCGCGCTTCTTCTGGACAGCTTCCAGACCTGGGCTGATACCTTGCCCGGTCTCGCCCCTGTAGGGGTAGAAGTTGATCACCACGTTGGCGAACACCCCGCTGTACAGATCTTCCGGGTCGGTGATGGCGTTCCGCTGCTGGTCGACCGCCTTCGGTGCTCTGGTGTAGCTTGCCGCGCGAAGCAAGAAGTGGCCGCGGTTCTCGTCGCCGCCGTACTTCCAGCTGCCGTCCTCTTCCTTCGCATCGCCGTCCAGCAATGGCGACTTGATGGCGCCCTTGACGAGCTTGCCCTTTTCCTTACCGGCGGCCTTCGCGGCCTCAATCCCGGCCCGGATTTTTTCCAGCTGCGAGTCGTTCTTGGGGATCAACAGGGTGGCGCTCCACGAGTGCTTGCCTTCCTTGTTCTTTTTGCCGTTGACCGCGTAGCAGTAAGACAGGCGTACATTCTTGATGACAACTTGCGTGCTCATATCAGTCCTCCTGGGACTCATCAGTGAAGTAACCCAGCGGCTCAATCGCGGGGCGTTTATCGGACTCCGGGGCGAGCGTAGGCTTGCCCTGCGGCTTCTCGATCAGTTTGCCGAGAACCTCGGCGAATTTTTTCTTGCCGACCAGCTTTTCCATGGCGGTGATACCGAGCAGGCTTCGCTCGTAGATCAGCACCTCTTCAACGCCTGACGCAATGATCGCCTTCGCGACCTCGCCCTCGTCGGTGTACTTGCGGTTGCTTCTTCCCTCGACCAGCTTCCAGCCTGGCAGCGAGCCGCCGGTGGTCATCCGCTTGAGAGCCCACGCCTTGCTGTCGTTGAGCCACTTGATCACCTCGTCCGCTCGTAGCAGGACCTGTGACATCTGCGCCGGCGTCAGCTCATCGGCAGGCAGCAGCGCGAACGACGAGGTGACCAGCTCCTGCGCAGAAGCGTTGCGTGCCGGGCAGGTGAACCTGGCGCGGCAGAAGTAGTTCCCGCAGTGTTCCCCTGCGACCCGCTCGCCTTCGCCTTCCCAAGCGATCAAGGCCTTCGGCACGACGACCTGTTCGGCCCACTGCAGCAGCTCTTCAACGGTCAGCTCTTCGCTGCCCCAGTTGTCCATCCGCGGTTGCAAGACGTGCGTCCGGACGCGCTTGATGTCGTACAGCATCGACAGCTCGTTGTAGGCGCCGAGGCCGTAAAGACGCATCTGGCTGTTCTCCTGCGCCGACACGAAGGTCCCCTTGCCGTATTTCAAATCCGCCACCTCGACCAGGTCGTCGGTGATGATGACAAGGTCGCCGGTGCCGAACCCTTCCGGCACCCACGGGCTGTAGTCGAGCCGGCGTTCGATCAGGATCACCGGGTCCTTGCAGCGGTCGTAGGCAGCGCCGATCAGGGCGATAGCGTAATTGACCGCCGCCTGGACATGTTCAGCCATTTCCTTGCTCGCCAGCACGGTTGGCGATGATAAACCGGAGACGTGATCCGTCATCACTTGCGCAAACAGCTCGTGCGCCAGCGTGCCTTCCGCTGCGAACGGGCTGTCCTCGTCCGGGATTTCGTCCTCCAGCTGCGCGCTGGGCGTGCAGACCAGCCACTTGCCGCTGGAAGAGGCGCTCAGTTTGGCGTGCTTACGATCCATGGATGACCTCGTCCTTGCCGGCGGCGGCGCGCAGTACCAGCTCAGTGCGGAACCACTCCTGCGCGTCGGCAGTGATCTGCTCGATGTGGCTGTTCATGTAGGCGTACATGATCTGCGCGCCGGTGGGCAGCATGTCGGCAGGCGCGGCTTCGACCTGCCCGGTGACGTGGACGGTGTCGTCATGATCTTCAAACGTGATGATGGCTTTCACAGCTGTTCTCCTTTTGCGTACAAGCCGGCCAGGTCAGCAATCGGGATTTGGGTGAGGTTGGTGACGCCATATTCAGCAAGCAGTTCCTGCACCTGCTTCCGCTTGCCGGCGTCTGCCTTCGCCTTCAGCATTGCCCGAACCGCTTCAAGGGTTGTCAGCGTTTCAAGGGTTGTCGTCGTAGCCGGCCCAAAAGCAGGCGCCTCCACCGGTACATCCGAGCTCGCATCCTTGGCAGCAGCAGCTGCAGGACGCTTTTTTGCCTTGGTTGGCTCCGGCTCGGTTTTGCCGTTGAGATCCGCCAGCTTGATGAGGTACTCGCCGGTGAGGCGAAGCCACTCGGCGTTGGTTTGTTCGTTGAATGAAATGTTGATCATGTGATTCTCCTGGTTGGGAGCGGCAAGCCTACAACAGCCTGACAAACCCGTGCAAGAATAATATTTATTCCGACAACATTGCGCAACAGTGACTGGCCAGAGTACGCTGTCGGCCCCTTTCAAATTGGGATATATGTCATGTCATGCGTAGGAGCTAAACAATAATGGAACACCGAGTCAATTATGTGGCCGACCTTTTGACGGACTGCCTGGAGTCAATGGACAGGCATTCTGAGGAGGCGGCGCTGCAGGAACCGGAGGACAGGGCGAAGATCCTCTGCGCTCTGATCATCGCGGACGCCATCAACGGCCTGCGCCGGTCGCTGACAGGGGGTCGCTGATGTTTCTGCAAGAAGCGCTGCGGACACTTCCGCAGGTGTTGGAGCTTGTCCCGGTATCCGGCAAGAGGCCGATGCTGGACAGCTGGGAGACCGGCCTGCCTAGGTCGGAACTGGAGAAGGTGCAAGGGTCGAAGGTCAATGTTGGCCTGCTCGCCCGCCATCGACCCGGCCTTGATATAGATGTCACCGACAAGGACTGCAGCGAGGCGATCCAGTTCGCTGCCGAAATAGAGCTCGGCCTGGCGCCGGTCAGGGTCGGTCAGGCGCCGAAGAGGCTGCTCATGTACCGCACCGACCAGCCGTTCAGGAAGATGAAGATCTTCCTTCAAGCGCCCGACGGGTCTACGAAGGACCCGGCCGGCAAGGAGTGGGCGGTGGAGCTGCTCGGCGACGGGCAGTTCTACGTCGTTGAGGGTATCCACCCAGGCACAGGGTCTGCCTTCACGTGGGACGTTGACAGGTGGTGGGACGAGCCGCTGACGGCCGTCCGCGAGGCCGACGTGCGTGCGTTCTTTGATGCCCTCCCTGACTACCTGCCTGCAGGCTGGCGGGTGGTCCGCCGGGCCGCGGTGGCACCGTCAGGGGGTGGGGAGGACGATGCCCTGCTCGCGCTCGCGCAGCAGCCGCTGGACGGTTGGGACGAGAACCGGGTGGTCGATGACATCCTGCCCTACCTGGACCCCAACTGCGGGTATGAGGACTGGCTCAAGGTCGGTCAGGCGCTGCATCACCAGGGGGAGGGCGGCGAGGAGTGGCTGCAGCTGTGGGATGATTGGTCGTCTGCCGGCGCCACCTGGGCGGAGGGCGTCTGTAGAGACAAGTGGGACAGCTTCGGCGGCTACGGCGGCCGGCAGGTCACGCTGGCGACCCTCATCCACGAGACCCGAGACGGCCGCGACGCCGCTAGGGCTGTCGTGTCCGCGTCGGTGGTGAGCAGGCTGCTGGCGGAGGTGGAGTCGGCCGCCGAGCCGGCGCTGCTGGAGACCAGCGTGGCGAGCCTGGTGCGGCAGGCGACCCTACTTGACGTTGACCGTGAGAGGCTGGTCGAGGCGATCCGGCTGCGCGCAGGGGTGCTCGGCGTGCGGGTGACGGCTGCCGTGGTGAGGCGCTGGGTTCGGCCGCCTCGGAGGCAAGGGTCGACCGATGTCGCGCTCGCCGCGGAAGGCCCTCCGTGGGCGGCAGAGTGGGTCTTCTGCGGCAACGGTGACAAGTTCTTTTCGCTGCGGAACAAGCAGATGGTGACCGCGTTCGGGTTCCGTGCGATGCACAACAGGCTGATGCCAGTCGACCCCGCGTCGGGTGGACGGCTGCGCGCCGACTCGGCGTGCCTGGAGCAGTGGGGCATGCCAGTCGTTGATAACCTGGCCTACGTGCCGTGGGCTGGGCCAGTGTTCCACATGAACGGCTGCACGTGGGGTAACCTCTACCGTGACGACCTGGTGCCTGACGTGCCAGTCGAGACACTTGAGGCGGATCGGGAGGCTGTCGGCGTGGTCTGTGGCCATGCCGAGAAGATGTTCCCCGACACTCGGGAGCGGTCGCTGTTCCTTTCATGGTGCGCGTGGCAAGTGCAGCGGCCGGGCGAGAAGGTCAGATGGGCGCCCTACCTGTGCGGGGTGGAGGGGGACGGGAAGTCGTTCTGGGCGACACTGATCGGCCTCGCCATGGGCCAGGTCAATGTCCGGTCGCTGACAGCGAAGGTGCTTGAGAGCGGCTTCACCGACTGGGCTACCGGTGCTGCGGTGATCGTGCTGGAGGAAATGAAACAGCACGGTCACAACCGGTACGACATTATGAACGCGCTGAAGCCGATGATCACGAACGACATCATCGAGATTCACCCCAAGGGGCGTGCGCCCTACATGTCTCCCAACACCGCGAGTTACTTGCTGTTGTCCAATTTCATGGACGGCGCGCCAGTGACTGACGGCGACCGGCGGTACATGTTTCTGCGTTCGGCGATCAGCCTGGAGGAGGTTCGGGCAATGTCAGCTGGCGGTTACTTTGATCGGCTGTTCGCCGCTGTGCGGGGTAGGCCGGGGGCGGTCCGTGCTTGGCTGCTGGGGTATTCCCTGCATCCGGAATTCAACGCAGAGGGCAGGGCGCCGGACACCGATTTGAGGGAGGCAGTCCTTGAGGCGGTCAAGTCCGAGGCCGAGTCTTTGGTCGACGATGTGATCGATGACGAGGGGTTCGGTGACACGCTGGTGTTCGACGAACTGCTGACGGCGGTCAAGCTGGTGGGCGCGATGGGGGTCGCCGACAAGTCGGTGAGCGCGGCTTTGGCCAGGAAGGGGTACAACATGGTGGGGCGTTTTATGGTTGGCGGGAGGCGGATGCGGGTGTGGAGCAAGCGGCGCATGTCGGCGCCGGAAGCCAAGGAGTGGGCGGTTACCCGGATAAAGAAGTGATTGCCCACATGTTACCCAGATAAAATTTATCTGGGCAGTGCTCCAAGCTGTTGATTTTAGATAGGTATTTATATATTTACCCACATACCCACATAATATTACGCATACATATATAGGAAATTATATTTATAACGCTGTATAAAAAAAATATGTATATATCGGAAATAGAAGTTCAAATCGGCATTTATCTGGGCATCTGGGCAATTTATGGGTAATGAGAGCAAATTGGAGCAGAAGCGCCGCCAGCAGGTTGAAGACGCCGGCGGGTGGTATCTGAAGCAGAACGGGCACCCCGGCATACCGGACAGGCTGATCCTGATGCCTGTCCCGGATGAGCACCGAGAGCTGGTGTCGAGGTACGTCAGGTTCGAGGAGGTCAAGGCATCTGCTGGCCGGCTGTCCGCTGTTCAAGAGCGGGTTATTGGTTGGTTGATCACGATGGGGTATCGGGTAGATGTCACGAAACCTTAGAGCGTTTCAGGTAGAGGCGCTGCAGCGCGTTGCGCAGCAGAACCTGTACCTGGCTGCAAAGCCTGGGTCGGGCAAGACCGCTGTCGCGGTCCACGCTGCGCACCGTGCGCTGTACGACACGTTCACGGCCAGACGGGTGCTGGTGGTCACCCCCAAGCGGGTCGTGCCACAGTTCGCATCTGAGGCGGCGTCGTGGAAGTTGCCGTTGACGTTTGCGGAGTGCATGGGCGGCGAGCCGCAGCGTCTTGATGCGCTGGCGGCCCAGACTGATGTCCTCGTGACCAGCCATGAGCACTTTCCGTGGCTGTGCCGGGCGATCCCTGCCCGGCAGTGGGACTTCGACCTGGTGGTGTTCGACGAAGCCGGCCGGCTGAAAGATCACAAGTCGACCGGCTTCAAGGCGATGCGGGCGATTATGAAAAAGCGTAAGCCGAGGCTGCTGTTGATGAGCGGCTCACCGCGGCCTGGGAGCGCGCATGAGCTGTTCGCGCCGGTGACCCTGCTGGATGGAGGGGCGCGACTGGGAACGACCTTGGGGCCGTTCAGGGCGGCGTATCTTGAACCGCACAAGGTAGACCGGAACACGGGTCGGGTGTTCAGCTGGAGGTTGCGGCAGGGGATGGAGGGCGCGCTGTACGGCCGGATTGCTGACCTGTACTACGCGGTCAGCCCGGATCTGGGGCTCAAGTACACCGAGATCGATGTTCCGGTCACCTTGCCTCCGGCGGTTCGGCAGGAGATCAACCGCATGCTGACCGGCCTCACCGCCGACTGGGGGCTGGACGAGATCACGGCAGGCAACAACGCGGTTGCGATCGGGAAGGCGTTGCAGCTGGCCAGCGGGACGGTTTTCAACGATGGCGGGGGAGTGACCCACGTCCACGATGCGAAGATCGACGCGTTGCGGGAGCTGATTGAGCAGATGGACGGCGAGCCGCTGATGGTCGCGACCTGGTGGACGCATGAGAGGGAGAGGTTGCTGCAGGCGTTTCCTGGGATGGTGGACATAACGACAGAGGGGGGCCTTGCAGCGGCTAAAGCCGGGAAGGCCCCCCTTGCGTTGATCCACCCGCAGTCGGCAGGGCACGGGATCGACGGGCTGCAGCATCACTACTCGGCGCTGGCGTACTACACGCTGCCGCACTCGTACGATTACTACAACCAGTTGCTGCGGAGGATCGTCAGAAGCGGGCAGACGGAGACGGTGAGGGTGTTCAGGTTGCTGGCAGGCCCGGACGTCCGTGTCCGAGATTCGCTGCAGGTCAAGATGGCCGGGCAGGAGGGGTTCTACGATTTTTTGACCGGCTGACCGCGGATTGACTCACGCCGACCGCCTTGCAGGCCCGGTAGGCAGTCCAGCCGTGTTCTTTCATGAGCCGGATCGCTTGTTGTGTCCGGCTGACCGCGGTCGCAACGGGCGCCTCGATCTCCGACTCCGGGGGCGACACTTCGTATACGAGGTCGGTGTCCCAGTCGCCGGGATTTTCGGCCCACACGCGAGCGCGCAGCTTGCCGTTGGGCATCACTTCAGCCGAGTAGGCCTCGGCCCTGCCAGCGGCCATGTGCGCTTCCAGCTGTTGGCGGACAGCAGGCGCCCATGCCAGATTGAGGAACTCATCTTTTTTCATAACGGCACCGCGTTTTTGATGTGCCGGCCTTTGCCGGAGCCGTCAAAACTGACTGCCTCGGCTTTCAGTTCGGCAGTGATGCCACGCTTGGCAGCGCGATTAATTATCGTGGCCGGCTTGGCCGTGCCGGCGATCCGAAACTGAACGAACTGCCCAGATTCTGTTTTTCCAGAGCAAAAAGTTGTGTAACGCATGCGGTCCTCCTGGGACTCATCAGTACCGGCAGTTACCGGCAGACGCAGCGGGTGCTGCGTTTCGTCCTTACGAGGTCTTGCGAGCCGAGACCTTGATCGTGGCGAAGGCCTCGCCCGTCGAGCTGTGGGCGGTGACCAGCTGACGGCTGGGGTTGAAATGTTCGGCGATGGCGCGCCAGTCGATGCTGAGGCGGCCGTCCGACCAGGCGATGCTGGCGCGGTACTGCTGGCCGTCGATTGCTTCGTAGCCGCAGCCGGAAAGCATGGCCTTGATTTCTTTTTCGCGGATTTGCAAGTCCGCGATGCGGGCTTTCAGGCCGCCGAGTTCGTCGACCATGGCGATCAGGTCGGCGTCAGTGATGATGGTTTTGAGTTGTGCGGTCATGCTATGTCCTCCTGGGACTTGTGGACTCATCAGTGCCGGCGTTACCGGTCAGACGCAGCGGGTGCTGCGTTTCGTCCTTATGCGGCTTTGAGGTCGGCCATTTTCTCGGCCAGCGACCAGAGCGCGCGGTTCAGCTTCACGTCCTGCTGGATGCCGGTCACCGGACGCGTGGTCATCCGGCGGCCGGTTGTTGCGCGGCCACGCTGGCCGCCCTTGAGCAGGTTTTCCTGGATCACGTTGTAGGTGTTCCAGAGGGTCGGCGCCGCGTCGTCGTTGCGGTGCGGTCGGATCACCTGTGCTGCTGACACCGGCGCTGCGTCGTCCCAGCGCAGCTTGATGGCCTCGTCAGCGAGCAGCAGTTGTTCGGGGCGGGACAGTTCGATGCCCTTGAAGGCTTCCTTGCGGTGTTCTATCTCCTGAACGTTGCGCAGGACCTCGTAGCTGCCTTCGATGACGTTTCCGACTACGTCGCCGGAGTGCCGGATTTTGACGTTGTTGTGAACGTCACCGGCGATCAGGCCGTTCGAGCAAACAAACCGAAAATAGCCGGCTAGCAGGTGGTAGCTAGACGCCCCGTCGTGGCTGTTGATCAGGATGATCTCCGGCACTTCCCCGCTGCCGGCGTCGATCAGGCTGCGGTGGCGCAGGCGGACCATGTGGCGAGTGAATTCCCGTTTGCTGGCATCGCGGGTCATCGACTGGCGCACCTCATACGGGGCGAACCCTTCGCGCCACATCCCGCGCAAGATGTCGATCGTCGGGATGTGAGTGTACCGCTCGGAGCGGCTGGCGTGGGCTTCGGTGGCCAGCACTGATGGAGCATAGCGGGCGAATTGCTCGCCCGTGATTGGGGTCTGGCTGCGGAACGTGTTGTCTTTGGTGCTGGATGCGTAGCGGATCATGTGCGTGCCCTCCTGGGGCTGGGTTGTGATGGACTCATCAGTGCCGGCGTTACCGGTCAGACGCCTTACGGCGTTTCGTCCTGTATCGCGACTTTCCCGACCAGCTTGATTGCGCCGAGTTCGCGAGCGGCGACACCGCCCACGTTGTAGGCCTGCCGCTTGGCGCCTGTCCGGCTGCCGTAGCCGGAATTCCCGTTGCCGCCGATGTCGATGACTTCGACGACTCTGCCCCGCTTGGGCGAGAGCAACTCAAGGCGGGCGGTGACTGCCTCTGAACGCCAGCCGGCGGGGGTGAATACTGCGGTGTTGTATTTCACGAGCATTTTGTCCTCCTGGGACTGGGTTACGCGTAATTGTTTCGGATTAGAAAAGCGATTAATTCAAAGTGGCGGCCCTCTTGGTACTTGCCGCCCTGCGGCCAGATGTAGCTGACCTCTTCGCCGTCGCGCAGGATAGTGCCAACCAATTTTTCAGCGCGGGCTTCGCGCTTTTCAAGGCGGGTCAGCGCCCTCTCTTCTGCTTTGAGGCGACGGCTGATTCTGTTATCAAGGAACTGTTCGATTGTCATGCTGTCCTCCTGGGACTCTTGTTTCGGCCTTCTGGGCCTCGTCAGTAGCGCAGCGTCAGCGCTATACAAGTTGCCGGTTTGTCCTCTGAGGCATCCGCCCCGGCTCCCGGTGTTTGATCTGCTCCGGTCAGCAGTGGTTCGTCGTCGTGAGAGGCCATTTCCGCACGCCTGATACTTGATGTCAAGTACTTGCCACAAACTTTTTTAAATATTTTTCGGCCATCTTGCACAAAGCCGCAGCTTCCCTGAGACTTTGACCGGCGAAAAACTTTACAGGAGACGCCGATGGCCAGCAGGATCACGATAGACATCGCTGACGACGGCGCCGCCGCGGTCACGATGGAGATGGACGGCGCAGAGCCGCAGATGATGAATTTCCCGAGCGCTGCAGAGGCGCTCGACGCTGTCGGGCAGATGCTCGAGGGCACAGAATCGCCGGACGCAATGTGGCAGCAAGAGGCCGCAGCGCGCGAGGCACCGATGTCAACTGATGAGGAGATGATGTAATGGACGCATATCGCGCACGCAAGGGCGGCCCAGTGGGCAGCAATCAGGAGCAGGGAAAAGGTGAGATACCGAGCAAGGTGTCGGTGCCGATGCCTGGCACGAACGCCACGCAAAAGGCCTACAAGAAAACAGGCGGTTCGGTCAAAGCCCCCGCCGGCTTCGCTGGTGGCGTAATCCCCGGCAAGATTTGACATGCCGAAGCACAACACTCGGGCGTCGCAGCTGCGCCGCCCTGAAACCGACGACGATGGCGCGCCGCTACTCGCGACCACGGCGTCTTTTGACATGCCTGCGCCTACTGGTCGCAGGCTGCCGAAAAACGCCAAGGGCGTAGTTGAGGGCCGCGGCATCGCAGGTCAGCAGGCCAACCGCAGCGGAACGATCAATCTGAAATCCGTCGCCCAGGCTTGCATCGACGAAGGCCTAGACCCTGCTGCTGAGATCGCGCGTGTGCTGCGCACACAGGTGCCTGCTCGCGACAGATCAGGGGCGGTGATAGTGGGCGAGGACGGCAAGCCGGTGATGATCGATCTGATCGATCCCGACACGAAAGTGCGCACTCTCACCGAGCTGCTGCAGTACAACCAACCCAAACTGAAAGCCATTGAAATGAAAATCAGCGGCACGCTTGAGATGAGCAGCGAGGAGATCGACGCCAGGCTCACTGCGCTTTTGGCGAAAGCGGTCTCAAAGTGACCGCGCAGCAGCAGCCCATAAACTTCTCGGCTCTCAGCCTGGATGAGCGGCGGGAAGTGTATGACCTGCTGCGCGAGAAAGATTTGCGCGCAAAGCGCAATCGCCTGTCAGCTTATAAACCGTACGGTAAACAACTTGAATTTCATGCAGCCGCCACGCAGTATCGAGAGCGGCTCTTCATGGCCGCGAACCAAAGCGGCAAAACGTATTCCGGCGCGTACGAAGTAGCGATGCACGCCACCGGCCGGTATCCGGCGTGGTGGACCGGCAAACGCTTCCCGCGCGCCACCCGATGGATGATCGGTTCAGAGTCCGCCGAGCTCACGCGCAAAGGTCAGCAGCGTCTGCTGATCGGCCCGCCCGAGCTGCGCGACGAGTGGGGCACCGGCGCCATCCCGCACGACTGCCTCAAAGACACGAGCATGCGCCAGGGTGTCGCTGATGCGGTGGCCAGCTGCATCGTGCGGCACGTCAGCGGCGAAGACTCCGTGATCCAGTTCAACTCCTACGACCAGGGTCGCACCAAATGGCAGGCTGACACAGTCGACGGCGTGTGGATGGACGAAGAGCCGCCGATGTCGATTTACAGCGAGGCGCTGACCCGCACCAACGCAACTCTGGGCATGGTTTTCGTGACGTTCACGCCGCTCATGGGCATGTCCGATGTAGTGCGCAGGTTCCTTTTGGACAAGCCTGACGGCACGACAGTGATCAGCATGACCGTCCACGATGTGGAGCACTACACCCCCGAAGAGCGTGAGCGGATCATCGCCAGTTACCCTGAACACGAGCGCGATGCGCGTACCAAGGGCATCCCGTCGATGGGCTCCGGCAGGGTCTTTCCGCTCGCCGATGAGGCGGTGGCCATTCAGCCGTTCGCGATACCCGCCCACTGGCCCCGAATCGTCGGCATCGACTTCGGCATCGATCACCCCACGGCAGCGGTCTGGCTGGCATGGGACCGCGACACCGACACGCTCTACGTCACCGACACCTACCGAGTCAAAGACAACGCGATCGTGCAGCACGCGGCTTCAGTGCGCACCCGCGGCAATTGGATTCCCGTTGCCTGGCCGCATGACGGCCTGCAGCGTGACAAGGGTTCAGGCCAGCAGCTGGCTGCGCAGTACAAGGCCCAGGGATTGGCAATGCTGAAAGACCGCGCCACTTTTGAGGATGGCAGCAACGGCCTGGAGGCAGGGGTCGCACAGATGCTGGAACGAATGCAGACCCGCCGTCTGAGGGTGTTCAGTCATCTCAGCGAATGGTTCGAGGAGTTCCGCCTGTACCATCGCAAGGACGGCTTGATTGTTACGAAAGTTGATGACCTTATGGCGGCTACGCGATACGGTATGATGATGCGCAGGCACGCGAAGACGGCAGCCGAAGTGCAGCCACGCGGTTACACAGCGCCGGTCATCCCTTTCGGCGTATTTGACGAAGTGGCGGGGTACTGATGAGCATGGAAAACGAACTCAGCAAATTAAGCATTTTCGGCATGGCCCTCGGTCGCCAGCGTGACACCTGGATCCGCGCCCGTGCTGCGGCTGGCGTTGACAAGCGGTGGCTTGAAGACGAGGACCAGTACAACAGCAAGGACAACGTCAACCGCGCCGCGTCGCAGATGATGACCAGCGTTGAACAGGGCTACCCGGTCACGACGCAGCACGCCAAGCCGCACCGGTCGACGGTCTACATCGGTCTCACACGGCAGAAGACGAACGCCGCAGAGGCTCGGATTGCTGACATCCTGCTGCCGACGGACGACCGCAACTGGGGCATCAAACCTACCCCCGAGCCGTCAATCAGCGAGCTCGTGTCGGACAACGGCCAGGCGATCAACCCCGCCACTGGAGAGCAGGTCACCGACCAGCAAGGGAACCCGGTCACGATGAAGGCTGTCGCGCGGGCGATCATGGCCGACGCCAGACAGAAAGCGAAGGCGATGCAGACCACGATCGATGACCAGCTTATTGAGTCCGACTACAACGCCGAGCTGCGGGCTGTCATCCACGATGCCGCCAAGTGGGGCACCGGCATCCTGAAGGGTCCTGTCGTTATGAACCGCTCGCGGAAGGCCTGGAAGAAACTGGAGACCGGCGAGCAGGCGATGGTGTTCATTGAGGAAAAGGCTCCTGTCAGCTTCCGAGTCGACCCTCGAAACGTCTACCCTGATCCCGGCTGCGGGTCCAACATTCAGAACGGGAAAGGCATCTACGAACGCGACGAGCTGACAGCCAAGCGCGTGCGCGAGCTGGCCAAGCAGAAGGGCTACATGGAGGATCAACTGCGGAAGGTCCTTGAAGAAGGCCCCAAGCGTAGCCGAGCGTTGCAAGAGATTCGCGACGAAGAGCTTACCGACATCGCCGAAGACCTGTTTGAGAAGTGGGAATACACCGGCGAGGTAGACTACGACGACCTGGCCGCTGCCGGAGTTGAACTGGGCGAGAAAGACCAGCTGCGGACGGTCAGCGCGACCGTAGTGATGATCAACGACACCGTCGTTCGGGCGTTTATCAATCCTCTTGAAGACGGCTCTTTGCCGTTTGACGCGTTCATCTGGGAGAAGGCCGGCAACACGGTCTGGGGCTACGGCGTGCCGTACCTTATGCGCGCCCAGCAGCGAGTCCTGAACGCCGCCTGGCGGCAGATGATGGACAATGCAGGCGTCACCAGCGGTCCCCAGATTGTCGTCAAGCCTGGGGTAATCCAGCCGGCAGACAAGCAGTGGCAGCTGTCGGCCCGCAAGATATGGTACGCAACAGACGACGTTGACGACGTGCGGAAGGCGTTCACCTCGTTTGAGTTCAACAGTCACCAAGGCGAGCTGGCAAGTATCATTGAGATGGCGATGCAGCTTGCCGACGCAGAGACCGGCGTCCCGACCCTGATGCAGGGCGAGCAGGGCACAGCCCCTGACACCGTCGGCGGTATGCAGATGCTTATGACCTCCGCGAATGTCGTCCTGAAGCGACTGGTCAAGCAGTTTGACGATTTGGTGACAAAGCCACACATCCGTCGTTACTACGACTGGAACATGCTCTACAACGACGACGAGTCGATCAAGGGCGACTTCAGCGTTGACGCCCGCGGCAGCTCAACGCTGGTCGTCCGCGACATCCAGAACCAGGCATTCCTGCAGTTGCTGGCGGCCGGTGCAAATCCTCTCTACGGCAAGTACCTGGATCCGAAGAAGTTGTTCGAGCGCGCGCTGCAGGCGCAGCACGTTGACCCGGCAGAGGTGTTCAAGTCCGACGAAGAGATTGAGGAGATCCTTGAAGCAGAGCGGCAGGCCGCGCAGCAGGGTCAGACTGAAGATCCTCGCGTCGTCGCCGCCAAGATCCGCGCCCAGACTGACGTGCAGCGCGTCCAGGCGCAGAACGAAGGCGACATGATGGAACTACAGACCCGCCTGCAGATTGCGCAGGAGGGCATCCGTGCGAGGCGTGAAGAGCGGCAGCAGATGATTGAGCTGGAGATGCTGAAGCTGGCCAACGCGCAGAACCTGTCCCTGGAACAGATCAAAGCGCGCCTGGGTGAGACCGCGATCAAGGAGCGCAGCAAGCAGAACCTGTTCGCCGCTGAGCGGCGCCTGAAGATGCAGATGGGCAGCGGTATATGAGCAAGGGTCTGATCGCCAAAGAGATGAAGTGCAACGCTCCTCGAGCCACCCCTGACCACCCGAAAAAGAGCCACGTCGTTAAAGCCTGCGCGGATGGGAAAGAGAAGATCATCCGCTTCGGCCAAAAGGGCGTGAAGGGATCCCCGGAAGGCTCGGCCAGGAACAAAGCGTTTAAGGCGAGACACGCCAAGAATATCGCCAAGGGCAAGATGAGCGCAGCTTTCTGGGCGGACAAGGTGAAGTGGTGATGAAAGGGCTATACGCGAACATCCACGCCAAGCGTGAACGAATCAAAGCCGGATCGGGTGAAAGAATGCGCGAGCCAGGCAGCAAAGGGGCGCCGACCAATGAGTCCTTCAAGGCGGCAGCCAAAACCACCCGTAACGGGCTGATCAGCAAAGCAATGAGGAACAAGTAATGGCAACAGTACAGTTTTCGAGCACCCGCGAAGGTGCAATCGTGGTGACGTGGGCAGCGATGGCCGGCACAGACAACGGCTCGCCGTTTCGAGTTCCGTCCTCGGCGGATCTGACGTTCCAGGTGGCCGGCACGTTTGGCGGAGCAACCTGCACGCTGCAGGGGTCCAACGACGGCACAAATTGGCACACGTTGACAGCAAAGAGCGGGACATCCGGCATGGCGTACACCTCCGCGGCGGTCCACTCATGCAACGAAACGCCCCTGTTCGTTCGCCCAAACATCACCGGCGGCACGGGCAGCAGCATCACAGTTACTTTGGCTGTATTCCCACGATACGCCAAAACGGGGTACTGAGCATGAAACACACGGGGATGATGGTCGCGATGCTGTTCCTGGCCCGCGACCTGACGCACAGGCAGCACTTACGGACCACGTCCTACGCCGAGCACATGGCGCTGGCAGGGTTCTACGAGGGGGTGATCCCTCTCGTCGACGGTTTCGTCGAGGCTTACCAGGGGCGGTTCAACGAGCTACTTGACATCCCCCTCGGGGACAACGACTTCGAGGGCGAGATCGCCGACGTGCTGGAGCAGCAGATGTCTTGGATCGAGGACAACCGGGAAAAGGTCTGCCCCCGGAAAGAGACTGCTTTGAACAACGCTTTGGACGAGATCGTGACCCTGTATCAGAGCACGCTCTACAAGCTCCGGTTCTTGGCTTGACCCCCTGCTAGGGCTTCCCTAGCATTGGTGACAGATATTAAAACATGATTGGCGATAGACATGATCAATCTACAACCGGGTGAGTGGGCCAAAGTGGAAGCATGGGCCCGCGGAGAGCTTGAAGCCGCCCGAGTTAAAAATGATTCGATCAGCCTGTCGCCAGAGGAGACCGCCGCCTATCGAGGTGAGATACGGGTCCTCAAAAGAATACTTGACTTGCCCAACCGGGTGACTCGAGAAGTGGAGGCTCCGCCGACGTTATTCTGACATCGCCGGGCTTGGTAAGAGGTGGGCACAGAACCACCCTTGACAAAATGACGGAGAGACGAAGTGGCAGACAATGATTTGTTGAGCGCTGAAGACGCGCAGAAAGTGTGGGACGAGGAAGCAAACAGCACGGACCCGGTAGCGCCGGCTCCTGAACCGCAACCTGAACCACAGCCAGAGACGCCAGCAGACCCTTTTGAAGGGCTGCCGCAAGCGGTCAGGTCAAAACTGGCAGAAATCGACGAACTCAAAAGAGCCAACGAGGATCTTCGACATCACGTCAAAACAACTGAGGGTCGGGTAGCTGCCTGGCAGCGCGAGCGGGAACAAATGAAACAGCAAGCCGCTGTTTCCACGCCTACCGCTGGCGAAGTGACCAAAGCAGCAAGCGATTCTGAGAAGTGGAAAGAGCTCAAACAGGATTTTCCTGAATGGGCTGAAGCGATGGAAGAGTACGTCTCCGCCAAGGTTGGCTCGAGCGCTCAAGGGGTTCCAACCGATCAGCTTAATCAGCTGCTTGAGGAAAGAACCACTCAGATGCGAGCCGAGAACCAGGAGGCTTTGGAGTACGCCAAGCTGGAAATGCGCCACCCGGAGTGGAAGGACGAGGTCAACAACGAGAAGTTTATCGCTTGGGCCAATTCCCAACCCCAGAACGTGTATTCCCTGCTGAACAGCCCCAAAGCGTCTGACGCTATCAAGATGCTTGATTTGTACGAAGCAGCCAAGAAAGCGCCGTCGGTTCAAAACCAACGCAAGGCCACTCTCGAAAGCGCACTCTCGACCAAACCCGGTGTGTCACGGCCCTCGAAAACAGTCGAGAGCATGACCCAAGAAGAACTTTGGAAATATGAAGCCAGGCAGCTCGAAAAACGAAAAGAGCAGCGTGGCTTTTGAAACTTAACTACAGGAGCCTTGCCCAATGGCAATTCAAAACTACGGTACAGTCGCGTCGCGTAACCTTATCCGCGCCGCTCAAGGTATGCTCGACCACGCACAGCCGATCACCGTCCTCGGTGATTTCGGTACTCAGCGTGAAATGCCCCAGAACAGCACTGACACGCTGGTCTTCCGCCGCACTCTGCCCTTCGGTGCAGTAGCCGCTGGCACCACGATTGAAGGCAGCCAGCGCTACGCCGGCACGCCGAACATCGTCGCCAGCAACTTCGTGCTGTCCGAAGGCGTAACGCCCAACAGCAACACCATCAGCTTCCAGGACGTGACCGTCCAGCTGCAGCAGTACGGTATCCTCTTCAAGTACAGCTCAAAAGTTGAGCAGCTGTACGAAGACGACATCCCCGGTGAGATGATCAAGCTGACCGGCGAAACTATGGCTGAAGTCATGGAAATGGTCCGCTACGGCGTGCTGAAAGCTGGCTCGACGGTGATCTACGCCAACGGCACTACCCGTGCAGGCCTGAACACCGCCATCAGCCTGAACGCTATCCGCAAGGCAGCGCGTACTCTCGAGAGCAACCGCTCCCGCCGAGTGACCAGCCGCCTGGCGCCTGGCGTCAACTTCGGCACTCGCGCCGTGCAGCCGTCTTTCATCGTGTTCTGTCACACTGACGCGGTGTCCGACGTGCGCAATCTGCCGGGCTTCACCCGTGTGGAAGAGTACGGCAGCTTCAAACCTATCCACGATCGCGAGATTGGCGCCTGCGAAGATTTCCGATTCATCAGCTCCCCGCTGCTGCAGTCGTTCCTCGCCGCCGGTTCCGGCACCCTGAACGGCATGCTGTCGCTTGGCGCTGCCAACGTCGACGTGTACCCGTTCCTGGTGATCGGTGAAGATGCTTGGGGCCAAGTCGCTCTGAAGGGCATGTCGGCCATCAAGCCGGTCGTCCTGAAGGCTTCCCAGACCAACCACGCCAACCCGCTGGGCCAGTTCGGCTATGTGGGCGCTTCGACCTGGTTCGCCACCGTTCGTTTGAACGACGCGTGGATGGCCCGCATCGAAACTGGTGTGACCGCACTGTAACCTACTGAGCGCCTTTTCGGAGGCGCTCTGTTTTGATTTGAGGAGATCACACCATGAGTGAAAGCATACAACAACGCATGCCTAAAGTGCCGGACATTCTTACTTCGCGTGAGATTCAACCGCTGCTCGCCGCTATGCAAGTCGACATCGCTGCGTTGGCCACGTCGTTGAATCAGTTGCGAACTGACTACAACGCCGCGACTACGCCGACCACCGCT